GGTTCGCGGGATGTTCAATGGGGGTGGAACCCTGTTGGTGGGTCGAGTAATTTTGATGCAGTTTTGACGCCAAACTACTTGGTGGCAACGACATTTGTTGGTACAGTTACAGTAACAGTTACATAGGAGTCTAATATGGACAAGAAAGATTTAGCCCAAGACAAAAAGATGATTAAGTCTGCTGTCGGCAAGCACGAGAAGAACATGCACCCCGGCAAAACGCCTACAAAGCTTGCCAAAGGTGGTAAGACCAATGAGATGATGCTTCAGTATGGTCGTGGTATGGCCAAAGTTAAGAATCAGGGGAAATAACATGGCCAAGGTAAACAATTTATCCGCTTCCGCATACGCTAAGCCCCACACCATGAGTGGTAAGCCTGTTGTTGCATCTACAAACCCCGGCACTCCCCCAAACCGCAGTAAAGCCGACACCGTTAATATGTCTATTGGCAATATTAGCAAAGCTGCTGGTAACGAAACCGTTAAGACATCCGGTATTGTCACCCGTGGTAACGGCGCGGCGACCAAGGGAACTATGGCTCGTGGGCCAATGGCATAAAGCATGAATTACACTGAACTCAGCAGCGCAATCCAAGCGTACACGGAGAACACGGAAACAGATTTCGTGGCTAATATTCCCGTGTTCGTTACGCAAGCTGAGCAGCGTATATTCAACTCGGTACAGTTTCCGTCTTTGCGCAGTAATGTGACAGGCGTAACCACAACAAACAACAAGTACTTGCAATGCCCGTTAGATTTTTTAGCGGTATATTCTTTGGCTATCATTAACGCCAGTGGCGAATATGAGTACTTGCTTAATAAGGACGTTAACTTTATCCGGCAGGCGTACCCCCAGCCCACAGACACGGGAATCCCTAAGTATTACGCACTGTTTGGCCCACGTTCGGATAACGCGGCAGAGTTAACTTTTATTCTTGGCCCAACGCCCGACGCGTCATATGGCGCTGAACTGCACTATTTCTTCTACCCACCAAGCATTACTGTGGCACCGTTCACATCTTGGCTAGGTGATAACTTTGATTCTGTGTTGCTGTACGCATCATTGGTTGAGGCTTACACCTACATGAAGGGTGAGCAAGACATGATGCAGTTGTACAACCAGAAGTTCATGGAAGCTCTTGCGTTGGCCAAGCGTCTGGGTGATGGTATGGAGCGTCAAGACGCTTACCGTTCTGGTCAGTTCCGTCAGAAGGTAACTTGATATGTCGATTATCCAGACCCAGACCACTAGCTTTAAGGCGCAGTTGTACCAAGGTATCCATGACCTGACGACTGACGTTATCAAGATTGCCTTGTACACGGCTTCTGCTGATCTAAACGAAGATACAACCGTGTACAGCGCAACCAATGAAGTAGCTAACACAGGCACTTACTCTGCTGGTGGGGCACAGTTAACACCCATCACAGTAGCGTCTTCTGGGTACACAGCCTATGTAGGCTTCCCAAATATCTCGTGGACGGGGGTAATCACGGCTCGGTGTGCTCTGATCTATAACTCTACCCAAGGTAACAAATCCATAGCTGTGTTGGACTTTGGGTCTGACAAAACATCTGCCGTTACATTTACAATCACCATGCCCGCAAACACCGCTACGGCGGCTCTTATTCGTAGTTCTAATTAAGGAGTCATCATGACTATTGAAAAAACCAAAGCCACTGACGTTGTTTCTAGTGGTCTGACCTGTAACACCAAAGCTGGAGAAGCTGCACAAGCTACAGGCGTGTTTAACATAATTTGCCGAGACAAAGACGGTAATTTTAAATGGCAAGCTGAGTCTAAAAACTTGGTGGTCAACGTTGGCCTTCAGTATATGGCTGGCAGTGCTTTGACTTCAGTGGCTCAAATCACCACTTGGTATCTTGGTCTGTACGGTGCGGGTGCTTCAAACACCCCTGCGGCTAGCGACACAATGGCTTCTCACGCTGGCTGGACTGAAGTTACGACTTACAGCAATGCCAACCGTGTGACTGCTACGTTTGTAACTGCAACTGCGGCTAATCCATCCGTGGTAACTAATACAGCTTCACCAGCCGTGTTTAACATTAACGGCACGGCAACAGTTGGCGGTGCGTTTTTGACAAGCGAAAACACTAAGGGTGGTACAACAGGCACATTGTTCTCTGCGGCTGACTTTGGCGCACCCGGTGACCGTTCTGTGGTGAACAGTGATACTTTGTCTGTGACTTACACATTCAGCTTGGCGGCTTAATATGTCAGCGTGGGGTTCCGGCACATGGGGTGAGGGTGGCTGGGGCTTCACGGCTTTTTCAAGTACGGTTGGTGAAACTGCGACGGGTACAGATGCGGTAACGGCGGCAGTCAGTGTGGGGGCTTTGGTCAGTGAGACTGCAACAGGTACAGATGCGGTAACAAGTCTGGCAAGCGTTAACTCAGCGGTCAGTGAGACAGGTACGGGAACAGATGAAGTAACTAGCTTATTTATCTATTTACGGGAAGTATCTGAAAGCGCAACGGGATCAGACGCGGTAACTTCAACACTAGTAGCTGGCGCGGATATAGCAGAGACAGCTTCTGGTACGGATGCGGTTAATGCCGCACAAAGATCGGACTCAGCAGTTACTGAAACTGCTACGGGGTCAGATGCAGTAACGTCTATACCCACAATTAACGTAGCTGTGACAGAAACGGCGACGGGAACAGACGATGTTATAGCAGGATCAGCGTTTAGGGCGGTAGTTACTGAGACTGCAACGGGTAGCGATGTAATAACGGCAACAGTTACATACCCTGCATCAGTCACTGAAACGGCGACTGGGACGGATGCGGTATCGAGTGTTCCTGTGTACGCGGCGGTGGTGGACGAGACTGCGACAGGTACGGATGCGGTTAATTCAAGCTTTTTGTTTATCTGCAATGTGCAAGAGACGGCAACGGGCACGGATGCGGTAGCAAGTAGTTTGTCGGTCAGTGCAGCAGTTACTGAAAGTGCAACGGGAACCGAAGCGGTTACAACAACGGCAAGTTTGGGTGCATCGGTACAAGAAACTGCAACAAGTGCAGATACATTGGCGGCAGCGGCGGCGTTCATAGCGTCTATTACTGAGTTGGCGACTGGAACAGATTCAATAACAGCACGGCTTTTTTGGGAAATTATTGATGACACGCAGACCGCAAACTGGCAGAATATCGGTAACACGCAAACAGCAGCTTGGACTGCTGTGGCAACGAATTAGGAGCATTTAAATGGCATCGTCATACAGTACAAATTTAGCTTTAACCTTACCCGTTCAAGGTGAGTTATCGGGTACGTGGGGAACAACGGTCAATACCGGCATTACCAATATGGTAGACGAAGCCTTGGGGTATCAGGCATATTCTGCCACTGGAGGCTCCGACACGTTAACCATTCCTGATGGCGCAACCGGAGTAGCCCGAAGTATTTATATCCAACTCAATGGTACAGGCGGCGGTACGGTTAACGTTCCCACAACTAAAACAAAGATGTACTTTGTTTTTAATAACACCTCGTCTGCTATCACATTCAAAGTCACAGGCCAGACGGGAGTATCTATCCCAGCCGCAGCAAAGATAGCCCTAGTCAGCAACGGCACAGACATCATCGTTGCCCAGAACTACTTTGCCGCTTTAACCCTTGGCGCGGGCCTCCCCCCTGCTTCTGGCGGCACAGGCGTAGCAAACAATGCGGCAATGACGGTAACGGGTTCTGGCAATTTCGCATACACAAGAACGCTAACAGGCGCAACAAACGTCACCTTCCCCACAACGGGAACATTGGCGACATTGGCGGGTTCAGAGACTCTTTCCAACAAAACTTTAACAGCCCCCGCACTGGGTACTCCCGCAAGTGGCACACTGTCTTCTTGTACAGTAGACGGCACAAACAAAGTTGGATATCTTAATATCCCCCAAACTGGATCAGCTAAAGTTGCTTCTTACACGCTTGTTGTGGGTGATGTGGGCAAGTTTGTTGTTCTCGGTACAAGTGGAACAGTCGTAGTTCCAGCAAGTATTTTTGCTGTAGGCGATGCAATTTCTGTTGTTAACAATACAACTGCTGGTATTTCTTGTACTTCATCGGCAGTTACGGCGTATCTTGGTGGTACGAATACCATAGTGACTTCTTTTACCTTAGCATCAAGAGGTGTTTGTACTATTCTTTTTGTGACCGCTTCTGTTGTCTTTATTACCGGAAACGTGTCATGAGTGGAATGATGCTGGCCTTTGCTGGTGGTAGCTACAGCAGTGCCCCAGTTAATACTGTAGCTCCCGCAGTTACGGGAACGGCTACTTTTGGACAAACACTAAGTTCCTCAAATGGTACGTGGACGGGTTCTCCCGCCTCGTTTACTTTTGCTTATCAGTGGTTTAGAAGCCCCAGCACATCTATTGGTGGCGCAACTTCTAGCACGTAT